AAATATGCCTCCGGTATTGAGAAGCTTAATAAACTTCTTGACACTGGCGCTATATCACAAGATACTTTTAACAGAGCAACTTCTCAACTTAAGGATGACTTATTCCCTGTTCAAAAGACTATAGAGACTATTAACCCAGCTCTTGAGCAATATAGAGAACTGCAGCAAAGAGGTGCAGCAATAACAGCCGAGGTTGCTACTGAGCAGGAGAGGTATACTCAAGGTCTGTCTGAACTTGATACTCTTCTACAAAAGAATATTATATCACAAGAAACTTACTCTCGTGCCACAAAATCTTTAACAGATAATCTATCTGAGAATGTAAAAGCTCGTGAGGAGCTCCGTGCGCAGCAAGAAGAACAAATTCGTGCTGACAAAAGTGCTGCTGACGCGCTTAGAAGCAGGGCTGATAGAGTAACTCAAGAGACAAGAACAAATGAGGAGAGATATAAAGAAGAAAAGAAAAATATTGACGAGCTTCTACAGGCCAAGTTAATATCTGATGACACATATGAAAGAAAACTCAAACAGATTGGTGAGCAATTTGGTGAAAACTCAGGCCTTGCTAAAGCTTTTACTGATACATTAGAGCAGTCTTTTGATTCACTTATAGCGCAAAGCACGTCCTTCGAGGATGGTCTTAAGCGTATTGGTCTACAACTTGCAGCAAATATAGCAAAGCAAGTTATTACACCAGCGCTAAACCAAGGTGCTTCAGACCTATTTGGCTCGTTATTTGGAAGCGCTGCAACTTCTGCAGCCGGTTCTATAGGCGTTGGTAGCACTATTGGTGGATATAAAGTAGGTGGGGGCGCGTTTACTGCATCGTCTCCTGCCGGAACACTTACTCAAAATTCATCCGGTAACTACTTCTTTGGCGGTGGACTTGCAGAAGGCGGACCTGCTAACCCAGGAAAAGCTTACCTTGTTGGAGAAAATGGCCCAGAGATGTTCTATCCAAAAGTTCAAGGACAAGTGGTTCCTCCGTCGCAAGCTGTTACCATAAACATTAATGCTAAAGACGCTCAATCTGTCATACAAGCTAGAAGTCAGATATCATCACAGCTTACTTATGCTCTAAGACAAGGTTCTAAAAATCTATGAGTTTCCACGAGGTTCAATTCCCGCCATCAATAAGCTACGGTAGCAGAGGTGGCCCAAAGTTCAGCACAAGCATCATTACTGTTTCTAATGGTGCTGAGCAAAGAAATGTTAACTGGTCTAAAGCGCGGGCTTCTTATGATGCTTCATGCGGAGTAAAAACTCAGCTTGAGTTGCATGACCTTATAACATTTTTCCGCGCCAGACAAGGTAAAGCCTATGGTTTCCGCTTTAAAGATTGGAGTGACTTTAAATCTGTTGACCCAAATACTGCAACAACAGATATAGACCAGGTCATAGGAACAGGCACGGGTGCTCTTACAACTTTTCAGTTAAAAAAGAACTACATAAGCGGTCCCACAACGTTTGTGAGGGATATTAAAAAACCAGTATCTGGTACTGTCAAAATATCTGTCAACAACGTTTCTCAACCAACAGGATGGACCGTTGATACTACGACTGGAATAGTCACATTTACGGTTGCTCCAGGAAATGGTCTGCTTGTCAAAGCAGGATATGAGTTTGATGTTCCTGTCAGATTTGATACCGACGAACTGTCTATAAGTCTTGATGATTATAACATTGGCTCTACTTCTGTTCCTATCGTAGAGGTAAGAATATGAAGTCATTTAATTCATCTTTTCTTACTCATATTCAAGGAGAAGTTACTACTCTTGCTACTTGCTATAAGATAACAAGAAAAGATGGCGTTGTAATTGGCTTCACTTCATTTGATGAAAATATAGTCATTGATGGCGTTACTTACCTTGCTTCTACTGGTTTCACTCAATCTACATTCGAAGAGACTTCTGACCTTCGAGTCAACAACCTTGACATACAAGGTATCATATCATCTCCAGATATAATAGAAGATGACCTTCTTTCTGGCAAATACAGTCAAGCTTCTTGTGACATATTTATTGTCAACTACAAAAATCTTCCAGCTTCTCTTTCTGATAAGACTCTGCTAAAATGGGTTTCATCAGGTTTCCTTGGCGAGGTTCGTTTGACAGACGGGCAATTTGTAGTAGAATTTAGAAGTTTATCCCAGCTCTTAAGTGTTAACCAATTGGAACTTTACTCTCCAAGATGCAGAGTAAAACGTTTTGGTAATTCTTTATGCAAAAAATCTTTGACAAGTTTTACGTTCAGTTATACTGTTGCGTCAGTTGTTTCATCCACGTCTTTTACTCATAGTAGCACGGCTCAAGCAGATGGCTACTTTCAAAATGGAATCATAAAATTCACAAGTGGACCTAATGATGATTTAGAACTTACTTGCAAGACGTATAAGTCTGGAGTCATAACACTTGTTGAGCCTCCATACTTTCCAATCGCTATTGGCCACACGTTTAGAGCTATACGTGGTTGTGATAGAAAATTTGAGACATGCCGTGACACTTATAACAATGTGAAGAATTTTAGAGGAGAGCCTAACAGCCTTCTTCCTGGGATTGATACAATAGCTAAGGTGCAACGTTGAGTGAAGTTCTTTCTTCTGCGAGGTCCTGGCTTGGCACCCCGTATCATCATGGTGCTTCATTAAAGTCTGTTGGTTGCGATTGTTTTGGGTTGGTGAGAGGCATCTATGAGGATTTGACAGGTATAAAGGTTGAACCATCAAGCGTCTATTCACAGAGCTGGCTTCGCGACAAAGACAATAAGTATAAGCTCAAAGAAAACTTAGACTTCATGGGAGAAGAGGTAAGTAATTGCTTTCCTGGAGATATTCTTATCTTTGCTATGGGAGATTTTTATGTTCACTGTGGCATTTTTGCAGGAGATACTTTCATTCACTGCTATGAAGATGTTCGCAAGGTTGTTGAAATGAGTTATACTGATAAATGGAAAGGCCTTCATAAGACAACTTATAGGTTTAAATGGCAACATTAGTACTATCTGTGGTCGGAACAGCTGTCGGTTTTGCTGTTGGTGGGCCTATTGGAGCATCAGTTGGTGGAGCAATAGGCTCATTTGCTGGCGCCTTGGCTGACAATGCTTTGCTTGGAGTTGGTGATAAGAATACTGCTCTTGCTTTTCAAACGACTGTTCTAAACCAAAATCTAACTTCAGGATACGGCACGACTATACCAGTAGGCTATGGTATAGTTCGAGTAGGTGGAAACGTAATATGGGCAAGTGATGTTACCATCGAAACTATTACTAAGACCAAAAAAGTAAAAAGTGGTAAGTTTTCAACCACAGACCAAACTGTTAGTCAAGAAACAAAGTACAATATTGACCTTGCTGTGGCTTTCTTGCAAGTAGACAGTACTGACGTTGAAGTACTTGTTTCAGCAGATTCAGGAGACGATGAATCAATATCAACAACAAATAGAAAATCACTTGTTGGCATTCGTAGAATTTGGATGAATTCGGAATTAGTCTATGACGGAAGAACTTTCAATGACAGTGCGCAGATTCAAGGTTTTGACTATGATTCTTTATATGATGGAGCTGAATCACAATCTCCTGACCCATATATAGAATCCATTGAAGGTGTTGGTAATGTTCCTGGTTACAGAGGACTTGCTTACATCTTAATTAAGACTTTAGACCTTGGTCCTTTTGGCCAAAGAATACCTGTCATAAATATTGAAGCTGTGGCTAGTCTTCCTAGAGCATTTATGCAGGCTGGCTGTGAAGGAATAGCCGAAGGAACAAATGGCGATATATTCCTTGTAAGCAATCTTCAACGGACTGTTGAAAGAGTAGATGCAGATTCACTAGAACAGATTGCGAGAATAGGAACAAATGGCACTGAGTATCTCGGCTTGTTCAAAGCACATCCTTGGCGTATTGCTACTTCGTCTATAGATGGAAGACTATGGGTTACTTGCAAAGGCGATTCAGCTGTTCAGATTATTAATCCTACGACTAATACTATTGTTCAAACTGTTGCTGTTAAACACTATCCAAACGATATAATCATCGACAACTCTGGAAATTGCTGGGTTTCTTTTCCTTATACGGATGAAATTGCAAAGATTGACCCGTCTACTTATGCTGTGACTTACTTCACAATGGCAGATGCTCCTTGGTCTTTCTGCAAAGATAATGCTGGCTTCATATACGTGTCATGTTTGAATACTGTCAAAAAATTCAATACATCTGGAGCTGTTCAGTGGACAGCAACTGTTGGCTACTTTCCATGGGGCATTGCTTACAATCATGTGAACGATGAAATATGGGTATCTTGCTCTGGTGAGAATCAATTCAATATCTTGTCTTCATCTGGAACTCTTGTGACAAGAAGAAACATTGGCACATATCCTACTCACGTTTCTATACACCCAAGTGATACCTACGCGAGCGTTGCTGTTACTACATTCTTCGGTAACCAACTTAAAGTATATAGTAAAACTAAACAAGAACTTTTAGCATATGGTACAGTATCTTTTCCTGGTCCTTGTTTGCATCTAGCAAATGGCCGCGTCTTTGTTTCACAGACCAAATACAACTTTGCTTTTGCAGCGGATGGTAGATAATGGCAACAGTTACATTTCCGTCAGATACTTCTCCGTATTCTGCTAGTACGCTACCTAGTAGTAATATAGTCACAGGAACAATCAACAGCATTGGGCTATATAACTGTCAAAGAAAAATTCTTGAGAAGCTTGCTAATCAGTATATAGGCGATGACTTTAAAGCAATTGTTACACTTTCATCTCAAGGACAGCCTGTTTTAACAGACGAGGTTGCAGCTACAAGGGAGGCTTTTAATGACTTACGAGTTAAGCTGCCTGTTCTTAATCAGTATTATCGTTATACTGGCTCACATGGGGATACTTTTAATGCTAGTTATCTCACAAAAATCAAAGAAATAATTTTAGACTGGGTTAGAACAAATGTACCTACGGGTAAGCCTATTGATGAAACTAACTTTGAAGGATTACTTCGAGTCATTGAAGATAGATGGGCAGATTTTTCTGGTTCTGAACAAACAGAAATTACTGCTTGGCTAACAGCTTTAAAAGATGCTAAACTTGCATGGACGTTTAGTCCTGGAGTTGGTGAAGGTAAACTACAGTATGGTAACCACTATACTCATCACTATAAGATTCTTTTTAAAACTTATCAACTACTAGGCCTTTCCACGACGTCGCTTGTTACAACCATAAACAGTTTCGCAGTCGATAATTTTCCATTAGGCAGTGCTCGGACTTTTCCACCTCAATATGCCATTATTGGTGTCAACCAGGGAACAAAAACATTTACTGTTGGTGGAAACAGAACAGCTGATTTTTTCACTACATATCTTGACAAAGTATACATCAATGGTTCAACAGGAAATGACGGTTGGTATACACTTGTTAGTGATACATTTGATGGCACAAATACACTTGTAGCTGTTCTTGAGCCTATTCCTAGTTCTTCTGTTAGCGGTAACCTTGGTGGAAGTTACAATGATTTGACTCATGATATGAGTAGACCAGCAACAAGTTCCGGTGAATCTATCGATATGATTCGTCGAGATGCTCTCCACTATCACCAATACGACATGGAGCCTTGGATTGAATTAGCTATCATGTCACCTGGAAACTTCGGAACTATTGTTGATAATGGTTTCAATTTCATGAGAGACTGGCTACTAACTCCACCAAGAGTCCGTTATGAGTTCTTTGCTACAACAGATTCTTTTGACGCTTTAAGATGGGCAGGTTCTCGTTCAACTTACCTTCAACCTGCATCTCAGTATTGGCCTGATGATGCGGCCCGTATGGTTCTTTCTTATGACTATTACAAAAGACTTCCAAGTAACTTGACTACAACGGTCGATGCTAAGCTTATTCGTGCGGCAGGATTCAACGCTAACACGCGTCCGTCTATTCAGTATTACTTCTTTAGATGGATGTTCATGGGGCTTTACGGATGAGTGATACACAAAGCATTATAAGAGATTTATTACGCAGAGCAGGTTTCTCTGAGAAAACAGTTGACGCTTCAGGCATCAATGGTTATGTTAGAGGACTGGGTATTGGTAAGCGCGGAACTATACGTGCCGCAGTTGATGATTTACTTAGCCTTTTTCAAATAGATGCAGTCGAATCTGATGGTGTGTTAAAGTTCACCTTTAGAGGTAAAACACCTGTTGTAACCTTATCTTCATCAGACCTTGTTCCTATTTCCGAAGACCCACAACAGCTTGTGTCTTTATCAAGAAAAGAATGGTTCTCTTTACCAAGCAGACTCGACCTTGTATATCCTGACATTAATAATGACCATGAAAATTCTACTGAGTCTGGAGAAAGGCAAGTTGTTTCCACGACTAATTACTCCAATATTCAAACGTCCATTGTTCTAGATGGAACTACAGCGAAACAGATAGCTGATGCGCTTTTAGATACTATCTATGTTGAGACTTTTACTTTATCATTCAATACTTTTCTTAAGTATGGCTATTTAGAAGTTGGAGATGTTGTTGGCATAACTATTTTCAACAGAACTTGGAACGTAAGAATAAGCAAACTAAAGACTACAGGCAACCTTATAGAAATAGAAGGTGTAACAACAGACATCGGAACTTACGAACAGAAGCAAAGCACAGGAACAACTCCTCCTTCTGTCATTATTGTAACAGTAGCAAAAACCAATACTCTTTTAACATTGGACATCCCATTAGTAGATGACACTAATGATGTTCCTGGATATTTCATTGGTGTAGCAAAAGACCCGACTGATACCAACTTTAGATACTCTGATGTCTATACGAGTTCAAACAATACAAGTTTTGCTTTAGCTGATACACTGAACATAGTCGCAACTTCTGGTCTGACAAATACTGTTCTTCCAACTGGTCCTACTGGAATATTCCTTGACAAATCAAGTAGCGTAACGGTAACTCTGACAAATGGCACACTCGAAAGTATAACATATGAAGACCTTTTAAATGGTGGAAATGGCTGCGTAATTGGAAATGAGCTTCTTCAGTTTCAGACAGCAACTTTGATAGGTGCTGGAATATACACTCTTACTAATCTTTTAAGAGGAAGACGCGGAACTGAGTGGGCGATGAGCACTCATTCTATTGGAGAAAGATTTGTTCTTTCTGGTTCTGCTATTTTTACTCGAGATATATCACAGTCCTCAATAAATGTCATTGAGTATCTAAAGTCTGTTTCAAATGGCCAGTTTTTATCTGACGTCTCATCAATATCTTTTACTCCGCAGAACATTCGTCAAAAACCTTTTTCTCCGGTAAAAATAACTTCTTCAAGAGACTTGAGCGGTAACGTTACTATATCTTGGAAACGCCGTACACGCATAGGTGGTGAATGGCAGAATAACGTTGAAGCTTCTATTGGAGAAACTAGTGAATCTTATCAAATAGATATATTTAGCGGTATAACAAACGTTAGGACGCTAAGTAGCTCTACAAATCAAGTAGTTTACACTGCAACTGAACAAACGCAAGATTTTGGTTCCATTCAGAGTAGTATTGTGATAAAGGTATATCAAATGTCCTCGGTTGTAGGCCGTGGCTATTCTGGAGATGCTACAGTATGACAAGTACTACTAATCTCGGATTGGAATTAATAGCCACAAACCAGGCTCAGAAAGAAGTGACATTTGCTGATGCTATGAATCGCGTGGACCATTTACTTCATGCAAAAGCTCAGTCTGAATATTTCTTCAATCCTCCTACTGGTGTTGAAGGCGATATGTACATTGTTGCCGCTGGTGCAACAGGTGCATGGGCGTCTCAAGCAAATAAATTAGCTTATTTTATTGGCGGTGGATGGTACTTTGTTACTCCTAAAACTGGCATGCAAGTTTATGTCATAGATATGGCGTCTTATGTAGAGTACAATGGCTCAGCATGGGTTCTTGCAAATATAAACGTTACTGCTGCAAAAACAGCTAACTATGGTATCTTACTAACAGACCAAAATAACCTTCTTCAGATAGATACTACCGCAGCAAATATAGAGGTAAGACTACCGCCTGCTGCACTTGCTCAAAACGGTTTTATTGCTCGTGTAAAGAAAACTGCTGGTGCAAATAACGTTGTAGTATACGGTGCTCAGAATCAAATACTTAGAAGTGAAGATTTTGCTAACGCTTCATGGACAAAAAGTAACTCTACTATTGCGACAGGTTCAACACCTGGCCCTCTGTTTGGTATTCTTGCAGACAAGATTCAAGAAAATAACGCCACATCTACACATGAGATTCAACAATCTTATTCTAAAGGCGCAGGCGTAACTAAGCTTTCGGCTAGTGTTTATTTTAAGGCTGCTGAAAGAACAGAAGCCTATATACTTGTAGATGATGGTGGTGCCACTAATAGATGCACTGTGAAAGCAAACCTTTCAGGTGGTACTCTTAACGTCACAACAGGTGGTGGTACTTTTACTCTTGACTCATCTGCTATAGCAAACGTTGGAAACGGCTGGTATAGAATTACAGCATTTTGTACTGTTCCAACTGGTGCTGGAACTATACGTGTGAGCTTAAGACTTTTTGATGGAGTTGCGGCAAGTTATACTGGTGTAACAGGAAACGGCGTTCATGCTTTTGGTGTTATGCTTTCCGAAAATACTGTCCACGGTGTCTACTCTAAAACTGTTGGTTCAGTTTTGGCCGAGACAATACAAGGTTCTGTGTCGAGTACAATATCAACTTTATATGCGTCAGAATATTATATTTGTGATGGCACCTCTTGGTTGAAGCTATGAAGCATGGAAATATACGTCTTTTTAAACGAGTATAAAGAATATGGATTCATATGGTTATGCGGAACAGCAGTAAAAACATTAGCGGAGCCCTCGCCTACTCTGGGGAAGTTTTTGAAAAATCTTCTAGCAACGCTGTTTCTTGTTTTTATACTGCAGTACAGCTTTCAGAACACGCGAAAAAAAGAAGAGATAATAGTCGTGTGTGCATTCTTTGTCCTTATAAGCAACAATGTAATAGCTTTAATCCTAAATTTAGGGACATACTTTCAAAACCATCCAAGGGAGTTAATTGCATGGCTATTGCGTTTCTTCAAGAAATAATGCGCGTTGCATTATCATTAGGCTTCTTAACTTATCTCATGGGAGTAATTTAGATATGTGGATACTTGAAAGACTCAAAGAAAAAAGCACGTGGGTTGGCTTAGTTGGATATGCTGTCACCTTGTTAAGCCAGCATAATATCTTAATACCAGCTGAATGGCAGCAAGCAACAGCTGAAGCTGGTTTCCTTATCACGAGCATTATTCTCATAATTATAAAGGAAAAGAAGTCATGAAATTTCTTGCCATTATTTCTGTTATACTGGCTCTTACTGGCTGTCAGAGCTTAACTCTAGGAACTTCTAGGAACGAAATCTATGGGTTAAAGGCCTGTCAAGCTTTCACTGGGATGTACGAGACTGTCACAGCTCTTATATTAGACGATAAACTTTCTAAAGCTCAAATTGAAAAATTTGAAAAGATAAAGTCTGTTGCTGAACCGTATTGTCTAAAAGCAGACTTCTCAGAAAAAGGAACTGCTGAATATGTAGCAAGCTCCGTAGTTGAACTTGTTTTAATCACGAAAGGTAAATAACAATGGACACAACTTTGATTCTTAACCTTGTCAAAATTGGTTTAGAGCTCTACGGTGAGCTTAAACACTTCCCAGTTACTGATGAAGACCTGCAGAAAGAAAAACAAGAAATGTTAAAGAAGCTTAAACAAGCGGCTATAGAGTATGAAAAAGCTAAAAATAAGTAAGTATTTTATATATTTATCATGTGTATCTAACTACAATCAGATATATATCAGATAAAAAATATTATATTTCAATATGTTATCAGCAATATCAGCATATTTACCATTTTTAGAAAAAAAATAATTTTGAAAATGAGAAAATCCTCCCTTATAGCGGATATAAAAAAGTAGTAAATTTTCCATTTACAGATGTAAAAAACCAATATAAACTAGGCTCTATAAATAACTGGATAACTGTCTATGATTGAAAAACAAGACTTTATTTTTAAGACTAAACCTATGGCACATCAAAAGAAAGTTTTTGATATGTCAAAGAATAAAGAAGTCTTTGCACTATTAATGGACCCGGGAACCGGCAAGTCAAAAGTTATCATTGACAATGCTGCCTATTTGTATTCTCGCGGTCTTATAAATTGCCTTATCATAGTCGCGCCAAATGGCGTGCATAAGAACTGGCCTCTTCGTGAAATTCCCGCTCATCTCCTCGATATTATTGAGTGGGATAGTCATATCATTAAAACAGGCGGTGGTGGGAAAGAATATGAAGCATCTCTTAAAAAAGCCATGTATAGTAAAAATCTAAAAATATTCGCTATAAACATAGAAGCTTTTGCTTATGAGAATCCAATTAAGTTGATAAAAAATATTCTATTGTTTAACAATTGTATGTTTGTTATAGATGAATCTTCACGCATAAAATCTCCAAAGGCAAAGAGAACTAAAGAACTTTGTAAACTTGCAAAGTATGCAAAGTACCGTCGTATCTTAACGGGAACGCCTATAACTCAAGGCCCACAAGATGCTTACGCACAATTCAAATTCTTAGACCCTGATATACTTGGCTTTAGTTCTTTTACAGCTTTCAAGAATCATTTTGTTATGACTGAAAGCGTAACAACATTTTCTGGTCAAAGATTTGAAAAAGTAACAGGCTACTGCAATCTTGATGAATTGCAGGCAGCTATAAAAGACCATTCATTCCGTGTTGAAAAACACGAGTGTTTAGACCTTCCTGAAAAAATATATCAACGGTTCCCGGTTGAGCTTACTCCTCAACAGAATAAAGCCTATGCAGAATTAAGCGAAGACCTTCTTACTTTCATTAAAGGTGAAATGGTTACAGCTAAAATAGTTCTGACAAAGCTTTTAAGACTTCATCAAATAGTTGGTGGCTTTATTCCTAAAGGTGAAAGCGAAGATGAAGGAACTTTGATATCGGAAAAAAATCCAAAGATGGATGCTGTATTTGAATCGCTTGAAGATTTTACTGGTAAGTGCATCATTTGGGCAAGATTTAAACCGGAGATTAAGTACATTGTCAAAGAACTAAAAAGAGTATATGGAGAAAAGTCCACAGTAGATTACTTTGGAGATACGACATCACAAGCACGTGAAGAAGCAGTTGACAGATTCCAAAATGACAAGGATACAAGATTCTTTGTTGGTAATGCAAAGACTGGTGGAATAGGTTTAACGTTAACAGCGGCGGAAATGATGATATATTACTCTAACGATTTTTCGTTAGAAACAAGAATACAATCAGAAGACAGAGCACATCGAATAGGCCAAAAGAAAAATGTTCTCTATATTGATATAGAGGCCGTTGGAACAATTGATACGAAAATTATCAATACTCTCAAATCTAAAAAAGATGTTGCCGATATTATAACAGGTGACGAAATAAGGAGTTGGTTATGAATACAGTCTACGTCGTACAAAATGTGCGGATGCGCAATCATCATACAGGAGAATTTGAAGATAAGTATAATTTTCAAAAAGCTTCTATCTATGGGAACGTTAAAATTATACTGACGTCAGATAGAACTTCTCCTCTTGTACCTTCGCCAGCAATTTTTCAACTGCAGCAAGCCCTGAAAAATTTTTCTGATGAAGATTACCTATTGCCTGTAGGTAACCCGGCATTCGTTGCAGCAGCGGGAGCTATTGCAGCTAAAAACAATGGAGGAAGATTCAAAATGCTTATCTGGGATAAGCGCGCGGCTTCCTACATAGAATCACCAATCCAGATAAAATAGGAGCAAATATGGATTTTGATGAACAACCTGCAATTGGTGACCTTGGAGAAGTTTCAAGACTCGCTAAGGTTCAATTACAACTTCAAAAGGAGATTGATAAGTTAGAGGAAGCTCTTTCTGAAAAGAAAAAGCAATTAGATGCTGTTCAGAAAGAAGAAC